ACAACACAGATATACTGACCCTATTTCTGGGGGCTGCCCAAAGAGCCGGTCAAGCATACTTGTAGGATAAATATCCCTGCTCATTCACACAGGATTCAGAACACCAGCATATCCGTCTGCGGACAGATATGCACCTATTCCTGCTCCATCTCAGTAATCGATCCGAAAACTGGGAAGGTTCGAAAAACAACACACGCACGCTCATCCTCAATCATGCAAAAATAAAAATGCGTCACGTACTTCTGAAAATCTCTTTCCACAAGCACGTTCTTCTCAATGACTCGAAGGCGGGGATAATCATCATGACACAAAGCGCGCTCACGATAATCAAAAACAGAATCGAGATTTCTCCCATTCTGGACATTCATCCGCAATCGAGTCGTCAAGGTAGGTCCAATAACATCACACTTTTCAATAACATCAATCATCACACTGCGAAATTCCGGACTAGCATGCAACCACGGATCAACTTCATTCCAAAAGCGTCGCCCACCAGGGTGAACATCAAGGCCGAACAAAGCGTCTTCGTGCATCTCATCTTCAGCACACTGAGGACATCCATACAAACACATGGATCCGTGAGGACACGGACATCGTCTTGGCACAGAACATTGGTAATATGCCACCTGCATTCCCATCGCCTCTTCAATGTTCCGAACCATGGTTTGGATTCGGGGTTGAAGTCGAAATTGGAGACAATACTTGCGCACGATCTTCACCACACGGTCATACTCAGCTTGATCATTCCACATCGACAATTCTCGCAAACCATTTTCGATATTAGTTACGATTTGCGTATCATGTTCCAAATGATCACGGTGCCAAAAGAAAAGCTCATGAATGGTTTGCTTCTCAATGTGCCCCAATCGGAATGCTCCCCATTGGATTTGGAAGCCACGTTTCAAGAACGTTGCCTCGGTGAGGGGCTTCAATCGCGCTGGACCTGATTTGTCTTCGCTGGTGTACGTCATTCCAATGTCCTTCATTTTCGCACTAAATTGGTTAAAATCATAAGGCACTCCTTCAGCAACAGCAATCACAGAATCATCACCATAAGTCACAGGGCGCACAACATCTCGTACCTTATTCAAAGCTTGCGCAAAAGTACAAGCTTCAGTTTCCTGAATGATCTTCGCAGCAGAGTAAAAGCACACTGACAAATTGTACACTGAATTTGCAACAGCCGTTGCAGGACAACCAGATGCCATACCATGTCCCAATGATATCACAGTATCACGCAAAGCCACGTTCGCATGAGTCACATCACGCCACAATCTCCACCGCATCTCATCATGCTCATCATCATAGAA